TCGTGTAATCGGAGGTGCGAGAATAGCCTTTGATGAGCTCGTCTAGGTCGACTTCCAGTTCTTCGTTGTCTACTTTGACACGATACCGGGGTGTTTCCTCTACTTGCTCTTCTTGTACTTCTTCTACAGCCTCTACAACTTCCTCTTCCGGTGCTGCTTCGACTTCTGCTTGGCCTTCCGGCTGCGGGTCTAGCATCCCGAAAATCTTTGCGGCTGCTCCGTTTACGTCTGTTTGACTCCCTTGCGGGTTGGTCTCTTCCATTTGTGACTCCTAAGTTTAGAAAACCCACTTGCGTTTCTTCTCTATTTCCTTTTGTTTGGCAATAGATTGGAGTGACGCTATAAATTCTTCCAGTCCTCTGAGTTTTAGACGCTCCCTTTCTCGGAGGTCTATATCCTCGTCTTGACTGTCTAATATGTTGGAAATATACATCTGGCGTTGTTTTTCCACAACACCCATAAAAAACTCGTCAGTCAGTAGGCCATTGGCCCGTTCTGTTTGGTTCAACCAGGAATCTCCACGTTACCTGTGATTTGGGCTCCGACCTTAGCCGCTTTCAACTGGGCTTCGGCTTGGAACTCGGCGGTCTTGAGTTGTAACTGAGCTGCTGCCTTTTCACGCTCAAGCTGAATCTGGGCGGCTGCCTTGCCTTTGGCGATTTCAATGTCGTTTAAGGCTTTGGCTCGGTCGATTTCGATTTGAGCTTGGGCAGACTGCATGAGCGCTGCCGTGGCGGGGTCCGGCTGCGGTTGCTGCGGCGTAAGGATTTGCTGTTCAATCTCTGGGGTGATTTCACGGAAGAACTCGTTTGTGTCTTTAAACCCAGCAGACTCAATAAATCGTCCCAATGTATTACGGTATTGTGCTGGAGATACGAATGGATTTGCCATTCCCATGGTTCCAAGGAGTTGCTCCTGTTTCTGTAGGACAGCGGCGGTCATGGCCATCTGTTGTTCACGGTTGCCGGTTCCCAGACCTACGTTTACCGTCATGTCGTATTCGTTGTTCCACTCCCGCGGGTCGATAGCCACGAATTTGCCCCGCATACGGACAATTCTTTGCTTGTCCTGATACTTGCAGACAAGGTGGAGAATCCTTCTAAAGAGGTCTTTAACACCGGTTTCGGCAAATATACGAGCGATTAACTCTACCTTTGCAGCACCGGCGTTTTGGACCATAGCGATTGCGGTAGCTGTGGTGTTTTGCAGGATGTTGGGGTCTAGACCTTGAGAAGCCTCTGTAACCCCCGTGCGTTTCTGCTGAACCTGGTCCATATACCCAAGCATCGGGAAGGCTTGGTTTGCGACTAAAGGCACGGCCAGGGGTGTAATAGCCGCAGGGTTCTTGACCCGCACTATCCCACCAGGTGTGACAGTCAGCATATCGTCTAGGTTCACCTGCCCGTCTACCACAGCCATACGGGCGTTGTTAGACAAGTACAGGTTGTCCAGCATCTGCCGGGTGACCGTCGTCTTAATCTTCTGAATATCCGTAACCCTGTCGGCCAGGGAATGACCGAAGAACTTGTGCGGCATCGGGATAGGGCAGACGGAGCAAAACGGGATGAAGTCTGCTTCCTCGTTTTCTAAGATTGTGCTTCCAGCATAGAAAACACGGCGAAGCTCGGCGATTCCATCCTTATCAAAGTCTGTGCGGATGTAGCACTCAAAGGTCTCAATCTCGTCCATGCTGGTGTCGAGACTGGGGTCATCCGGCTGTTCCCCGTTCGGGTAACGGGCGACTCGTTCGGGAGTAAATGTCAGGTCGTCGTAAGCAGGCAGGGAGTCGATGTCGTCTGCCTTAAACCCCATGGCGATAAGCTCGGAACGGGTGGTGAGTTTCCTATGGGCTACAAATGGTGCTTCGTCAATCCTGCGAGCCTTCTTAGAAATCAGGAACTCTTCTGGCGGGACGTTCTCGACCTTGACCGAACCCTTTTTGTTTACCTTCTTGACTCGGACGTTATACGAGAAGATGGGCTGCATGGTCTGAACCGGCATCCCCATAGCATCGGGAACCATAGTCGGAACTTCCCCGACCTGATTCTGCTCTTGGGAGACAATCTCCATCTGACCATCGGACAACAGAAGGGCTAACTCTTCTTCCGTCAGGTCTTTATACGACTCCTTGACTACATCTGTTTCGTCGTTCCACCAGACCTTGACGATGCCGTTCTTCTGTAGGAGCGCGTCCTTGAACCAAGTCTGGAATACCTCGAAACCGGGGTTGTCGTTCATCAGCACCCAGTTGCAGTACTCCGTAGCCTGTTTAGCAGCTTCTTCGTCTCCCGGAGCCTTGGGTTCAAACCGCACGACATCGTCGGACTGAGTGAAAACCCTAATAAGCTGGGGCAGAGCACCGTCTACGGCTTCTGCTACCTCTCCGGTGACGATAGTAGAACGACCCTCTACCTCGTTCCCATAAGGCTCGCGGTTGTAGGCCATCAACGCCTGGCGACGCTCTTCTACCGTCTCGGTATTGATGTAACCGATAGCGTTGTCTATCTCGTTGTCGAGAATCGCTTGTAGGTCAAATTCGGTCATTTAAACAATCCATTTCGTGTTTATCGGTAGGGGTTTGCCCCAACTCGTGTTCGTGTTCAGCCCCACGGCCAGGTAACGAAAAGCATCAGCAGCGTGGGACGACCAGTCATGTAGAGGCTTATCGTAAAAGACATTTCTACGCTCGTCGTATTCCCGCCTGTAGTTTCTCAGGGCGTCTAGTCCTTGCTTGGTCTTGGGGTGAAAGTAGCAGTTTGGTAATAGCCTTCTGACCGCTTGTATGCCGTCGTCCACGGAGACCCTAGGACACACCGTAATAGAGAGCCCCAAGTCCTGTAACGCTTCCTTGCGACTTTTACCTGAACCGAGCTCCCGAACTTCAACGTCGTGCGGGAGGATGTGTTCAGCCTGAGTGTAGCCACTATCACGAATCCACTTAACGTAAGAGTCCAGACCGACCCCGTGGTTCTCGTAGAAGTCAATGAGCCGCCTCTCCTGCCCCGCAACTTGACATACCCAGATTGCCGTAGAGTCTCCGACGCCCAGGTCCCAAGCCGTATAGGTCTTGCAGAGGTCGTCTTTGGGGAACTCCGTAAACCTCTCCGGCGCAAGTTTGCCAAGGAGCGCAGCATAATACGAACCTTCAACTGGTGAATCAAATGAGCACTCGAACTCCTGCGAGTACTTGTCGTCACCCATTTCCTTCTTGGCAGCTTCGAGTTCAGCTTGCGGAAGTATTCCCGTCTCTGAAGCCTTAAATTCCAATAGGGACCAACCTGGTTCCTTTTCTGCTCTGTCTCGGAAGTCTTTGAAGTGGTTAGCACCCTTGGGGGTTCCTAGAAATAACGCCCAACCCAGGCGGTCTGCAAGAGCAGGGCGAACAATCTCGTTCCATATCTTCGGGTTCTGGTCGCCAATCTCATCTAGGATTACTCCGTCGAAATACTGTCCTCTGAGACTATCCGGATTATCTGACCCGTACAGTTGAATCCTGCGACCGTAGAAGTCTACCTTTAGCTCAGAGATGTTATGTGCCGCATCTAGTGGGCGGGTAAAGTTTACCAAGTAGTCCCACGCTACCCTCTTTGCTTGGCCGTAAGTAGGGGCGATATACGCAAACCTTGGGTCTGGTTTCTCGCATTGCAGGGCAGAGTGGATAAGTTGGTTTAGAGCTGCCACAGTCTTGCCCATCCTGCGGTGAGCGACTACGACTACAAAGCGGTGACTCTCTACAGCGTCGTGAATCTTTCTCTGCTGTTCTCTAGGCTTATAACCCGTCTCTACTACTACTTCGGTCATATACCCGTCACCACCTTGATGGTGAGAGGTCCGTTCTCTGCTCCCGTGACTTCTGTCCTAGCCAGCTTGGGGATGTGGTACTCAATCGCTTTTAGGTAAATATCGCAAGCCTTCTCAGGGTTGGTGCTAGCGACCTGATTTAGCCATCCTACGAAGTTATCGGCGTTCTCGTCAGCCATCCTAGCGATTGCTTCTCGGACCGCGCTAGTGGACTTATTTAGGCTTCCTGCTGGCCTTCCCTTGCCTGCGTTAGGTGGTAGGCGGCGTTCTGTAATTTCTTCTACTTTACTGGGTTCCATGTCCGAATCCTTCCGGTTGTTCGGGATAAGTTGTTGCTATTATACGACAGTTATTCGCCTTCGTCACCAAGGAGTCCAGAGCCTAAAAGCCCTGTTGTACCAAGTCCAACACCCCTAATTATTGACGGGTCTGTAAGTGAATATGTTCCTATGTTTCCAGTTGCAGACTTTATTTGCGTCGGTTCAAAAACAATATAATGGGTGGCGTCCTCAACACCACGCATACCTTTTGACCTTACTCCAATACCAATATCTCTTGGACCAAAGTATTTACCAGCGTCCATTTTGATACCGTCAAATCCCATGTCTCTAAAAACATCTGCAATAAATTGCCCAGGACCAGCATATTCTCCATCTGGTGTATAAACATTATAAAGGTTGTTTCTTATAATTTTGTCTACACCGCCAGCGGAAATTTCATCACCAGCCATTTCATCAGAAATTTTGGCCCATAAATCTTGAATCGTTTCCTTTGGAATGTCGTATTGTCTGCCAATGTTATTTAAAGAATTGTATAGGTCTATGCCGTTTCCAGACTCACTAACGACATCTCCGGATTCGTCAAATTCCACATCAATTCTAAAAGTTGTTTCGTCTTTAGTTCCAACCTTTATGGGGTTCCGCAATTTAGCAAAGACTGGCATAACTACACCGCCATGAGTAGTCATTTCTTTTGTTGCAATCTCCCGAATCAACTCTGGGGATGCACCAGACTTTTCTATCTTAGAAACATCAATCAAGGAATCATCAACTTTTAGACTTTTAGCCATGTCAGCAATTTCTTCTGGCGACATGTCCATAAGTTCGTCTGCTAACTGCTCTGCCCTTCTTTCAATCCTAATTTCCAAATCAGGGCCAATGCCAGCATAGTTAAGATTTGCGTCATCTACGCTGTCAGTCAAATAAAACCCTTTTCCATAATGATTCTCAGGGTTTGCCCTGTTCATTGAAAAAGTATCAAAGTCGTGTGTGGTTGCGTGATAAAGCGTTATAGGCTCACCACTTTCTTTTACGGCTTCGCTACCTTTTACCCACGTTTTCAAAGCAGGGTTATCAAGTAGATTTTTAGGGGCCTCTAATGTTCTTGGAGCCACCGCCTGCATAAACGGCATGGAGGTCTCGCGGATGACCTGTGGAGCTGTGGCTTGTGGGTTGCCTGTAATTGCTCTCACGAGAGCGTCTGCGGCCTCGTTTGTAATCTGAGTGACCGGGCGGTTTAATGCCCCTGCGACCGGCAAGCCAGTAAATTCTCCCAACCTTTCATACTGCGAATAGGGTGCGCGAATGTATTGGTTTACAAACTGGCCGACTTCTTCCGTTGTCGGGAGTTTTTGCTCGCCGCCAGTAATCATTCTTACTAGAGACTCTATATCCCCAGGGAGTCCGACTGTGGCCTGAGCTGCGCCTTTGGCAGCGGACCCCATAGCACCAAGCGCGGACTGGGCGGCAGTAGCCGGACCCGTTATCAGGTCAAACAGCGTTGGAGCCGGGCGTCTTACGCCGCGTCCTACTAAAACGTCAGCCATTACTTTTTCGGCTTGTAGCGTTCTTTGAGCCTTTCCCCGAGGCTTTTGAGGTCTTGGAGGTCTTGGCGGTTTTGCGGGACTTTGGCTGCCCAGCGTTTGAACTGGAGAGCTGCGGGTGTAGCCTCTCCGCTCTTGTCTTTGAGAGGGTGTCCAGCAGTAAGGGCTTGGGCGGCTTTTCGGTATATGAATTTTGCCCTGTCCCAATTGTCCTCTCGGCTCGCACCCGTAACTGACCGGACGGGCTTGCGTACACTACCACCTTCGCGATTGTACTCAGCCATCTTTTTAGAAGTTCTAGCATCATATTTCTCGAATTTCATTTCTTGGCCTGTGCGCCGCGCA